GGTGACGCTCAGGTATACGGTAACGCTCGGGTATCCGGTGACGCTTGGGTATACGGTGACGCTCAGGTATACGGTGACGCTCAGGTATACGGTAACGCTCGGGTATCCGGTGACGCTCAGGTATCCGGTGACGCTCGGGTTCAATGTTGCCGTGATTATTCTGCTACAAGCTGTTTCGGGTCAGAAAATAGGACAACAACATTTTTCCGCACGAAAGATGACGGAATCAGTGTGAGATGTGGATGTTTTTACGGAACACTGGCGGAATTCAGAGAAAAGGTAAAAGAACGGCACGGAGGCAGCCGGACTGCAAAGGAATATTTGATGTTAGCAGATTTGATGGAGTTTAGATTGTCCAAGGATGAGTAGGAGGATAAGCAATGGAAAACAGAGAAATCCCTGTAAATAGAGGCGAATACGTCCGTCTTTGCGCACTTGACGGAAAAATGGATGCGCTGATCGGATACCTTGCAACCGAGGAATCGGAGCTTGTGTACAAAAATGTTATAAAAGCAATTATCGGCATGGAGGACGAATGATGCTAAACAGAGAGAAAATAAACAAGTTGTTAGATCTGGTACTGAAGATCCAAAAAAAATAAGTAGTGGTTTTAATGGAAATCCATTCGTGTCTCTCACGTTTTTGGGTCATCCGACATCGCCAGTTTTGTATGTAATGGAAGATGGCTTTGTTGATGGAGAGATGTTTGATAAAAAAATCTATATAAAATGCGAGAGTCAGCTAGATGAATCCATAAAATACTTGCAAGAGTTATTAGCAAAAGAATTATGCGAAATGATGGACGAAATGGAGGATAAATGATGTATGTAGGTATCGGACCGGAGAAAGGAAAGAAAGTGCATGACGAAGATGCCTTTTCTTACGCCTGCGAACGAATAAACAATGGCACGGAAAGAGAACAGGAAACATTTATGCAGATCATGAGAGAAGCTGAAAGTTTTTACATGGCGGTGATCACAGTTGTACTGTGGTACTTTTCCGGAAATTGGGTGCATGAGGAGGCAACTACATGATTACGATGCAGCAGCGCAAGGAGAGAATTGAGGATCTATTGGATGAGCGTCTCGGAATGATTGAGAATGGGGAGGTGAATACATATTACCAGACAAGGGATATAGCAAATCTGACGCAGGCACTTTTAAATATTGTGAGAATTATGAAGGAGGAATAAAAATGGCAACACCAGTATTAATTATTGGCAAATCAGGAAGTGGAAAATCTACCAGCATGAGAAACTGTCAGAACAACGATTTTAATCTTATCAGGGTTCTTAATAAGCCACTACCATTTAAAGGGAAGGTGAATGGATGGTTTTCGGATAATTACCAGCAGATCATGAAATTATTGATTGCATCAAAAGCGAATTCCATCGTGATTGATGATGCCGGCTATCTAATAACAAATCATTTTATGAGGGGGCACAGCTCAGCTGGAAAAGGAAATGAGGTATTCTCCCTGTACAACGACATTGGAGACTATTTCTGGAACTTAATCCAGTTTATTGTAACAAAAGTGCCAGAGAATAAAATCGTGTATATTATCATGCACGAAGAAAAAGATGAAGCAGGGGAAGTGAAGCCAAAAACCATCGGGAAACTACTCGATGAAAAAGTTTGCATCGAAGGAATGTTTACGATAGTACTTAGATGCATCAAGGAAGGCGGAAAGCATTTGTTTGTCACTCAAGCAAGCCAAGGAGCAGTAAGTAAATCTCCGATCGGAATGTTTGAGGATTTAACAATAGATAATGACCTATTGTTGGTCGATAAGAAAATTAGAGAATACTACGGATTAGGAAAAGGAGAAGAAAACAATGCAGAAACCAAATAATTTTGACAACACACAGGTACAGGGAGAATTTACACCGGTAGAGCTTGGAGGACATATCTTGATCATCAAGGAAGTTCTGGAAATGAAATCAAAGACAAATAAAGACATGATTAAGGTGTCTTTCGACTTCGCACAAAACGATAGCCAGCCTGGATATTTCGAAAAAGCATTTCGCGATGATATCAGACCGGATAAGAAATGGCCGGCAAATGGAACTACATATATTTTAACCGAGGATCAAAATGGCGACTGCAGTAAATCTTTCAAGACATTTATCACATCCGTTGAGAAGTCGAATCCGGGGTTCGCAGTGAACTGGGGAGATGGATTTGCGGAATGTTTTAAAAACAAGTTGGCTGGAGCGGTGTTTGGCGTTGTAAATGATTATTACAATGGAAGGAACATTGCAAAACATCAGCTCCGCTGGTTCAGAAGCGCAGAAGGAGTGAAAGACGCTGATATCCCTGCGGAAATCGAAACAAAGGCATACAAGGATAATAACGGAGCATCCGCAGCAGCGCCGCCGGTCGGACCTGATGGATTTATGAATATTCCGGATGGCATCGATGAAGAATTGCCATTTAATTAGAGGTGAGACAGATGGATATACAGATTGACAGCAGGGAAAAAGCAAGGGCGATTCGGAAGATCGTGAAGACTTTTGATGATAATGGAGTTAAGCATTTTTCCAGCAAATTATTAGTTGGGGATTACATGTCTTTGGACAATCCCCGGCTCATAATCGACAGAAAGCAAAATCTCCAAGAGTTGTGCGGAAATGTCTGTCAGCAGCACGAAAGATTTAAAAGGGAGCTGCTTAAGGCTATGGATGCGGGAATACAGTTGATCATACTGATTGAGCACGGGAAGGATATTAAAAGCATCGAGGATGTGTATTTTTGGAAAAATCCAAGAAAACATGAAGTACGATGGCGCACTGTGAATGGAAAGAAGGAGAGGTATGTAGCATCTTCCAAAGCAGTCGATGGGAATCAGCTATACAAGTCCCTTTGCACGATTAGGGACCGGTATAATGTAAGGTTTGAGTTCTGCGAGAAGAATGATACCGGAAAGAAAATTATTGAGTTATTGAGCGAAAGACATGAATAAAGAAGAGATTAAACATTCATACAGCATGAGGGAAATTGTGGAAAGATATGGGTTCCATGTAAATCGGGCGGGGTTCATCCACTGCCCGTTCCACAAGGGAGACAAGGGAGCATCATTAAAAATCTACCCAGACAGCTTCCATTGTTTCGGATGCGGAGCAAGCGGAGATATCTTTACATTCGTGCAGCTGATTGATCATGTTGATTTCAAAGAAGCGTTTCAGAGTCTCGGTGGAACCTATGAAAAGCCAACATTCCAGTCGAAATTGGCAATATATAGGAGCCAGAAGAAGGCAGAACAGAGAAAGCGAGAAGAGGAAAAGCTTCGGAGAAAAAGAGAACTGAATAACGTTCTGATTGATGTGTACCGCAATTACACGAATAAATCGGAACCGTTCAGCGAGGTATGGTGCGATTGCTGCAATGCGTTGCAGTACCAGTTATATTTGCACGAAATATTAAACGGAGAAGAGGTGAGGAAATGAGGGAAATGAACGAGTTCGATGCAGACAGCATATTGGATGATGAAGTTTTTATCGAATTATTTGAAATGGAAGATCCGATTCTACGATCAAAGACAAAAGTGCAGCTCATCAGGAGAGCAAAGCAGCTGGGCGTCAAGTCGGATTTTGAAGAGATTTTGAAAGGATACAATCAGGCTGACCGAGAAATGAAGAGACAGGAACGGGAAAACAGAACTGTCTGCACAGTAGATAACTATACGAATTTCACAGGACCTCACGATCGTATGTATTGCGGCGCCTGGATTGCGGATGATCGCGGCGTGTTCGCACAGAATTCCGGAAGGGTTGATGAAGTGGCTTGCTATCACCCAATCCTACCAGTAGAGCGGCTGCGAAACTTAGAGACCGGGGAAGAGCAAATAAAACTGTCGTACAGGCGAAATAATCAGTGGCACGATATTGTGGTCCCGAAAACGATGATCACATCAGCGAATAAGATCGTGGCATTATCCGGAAGAGGGATTGCAGTTACGTCAGAAAATGCAAAATTGCTGGTTAAATATCTGGCGGACGTAGAAAACGGAAATGATGACTACATAGATGTGCAATATTCCACCAGTAAACTTGGGTGGATCAAGGATCAGTTTATCCCCTATGATACTGATATTATTTTTGATGGGGACAATCGGTTTAAGCAGACCTTTGAAAGCGTGTCGGAGCATGGCAGTTTCGATGCGTGGTTGAATCATGTTCGAGAATTGAGGGCGTCTGGAAGAATGGAGGTAAAATTCCTGTTGGCTGCATCATTCGCAAGTGTGCTGGTTCATATTCTGGGTGGACTCCCTTTCTTCGTGGATCTGTGGGGTGAAACTGAGGGCGGAAAGACAGTCTCTCTCATGGTAGCCGCATCTGTGTGGGCGAATCCAGACGAAAGCAGATATATTGGAGACTTTAAAACAACGGACGTTGCATTGGAAGCGAAAGCGGATATGTTGAATCATCTTCCAATGTTTCTGGACGATACGAGCAAAACATCCGCAAGGATTAGGGATAACTTCGAGGGAATTGTTTATGATCTGTGTTCTGGAAAAGGAAAGAGCCGATCAAACAAAGACCTCGGAATCAATCGAGAGAATCGGTGGCGGAATGTAATGATCTGCAACGGTGAGAGACCGCTTAGCAGCTATGTTAGTCAGGGCGGTGCGATTAACAGGATTCTGGAGGTTGAGTGTGGCGAGAAAATCTATCAGGATCCACAGAAGACTGCGGAAACAGTAAAGCGGAATTACGGACATGCGGGCAAGAAGTTCGTGGAAATCATCAAAGAAATGGGAGAAGATGAAATTCGTTCTATCCAGAAAGAGTTTCAGAAGGAATTATTTAACACGGATAAGATGCAGAAGCAGAGTATTTCACTTTCTATCGTTCTGACAGCCGATAAAATAGCCACAGATCTGATTTTTAAAGATGGGCAGTATATTTCAATGGACGAAGCGAAACAGGTGCTTATAGACCGAAATGAGCTGTCTGACAATGAGCGGTGCTATCACTTCATTCAGGACAAGGTAGCAATGAACGGTCAGAGATTTGATACAGTTACTAACTGTGAAAAATGGGGGATTCTTGAAAACGGGTATGCGATATTCTATAACTCGGCATTCGATCAAATTTGTAAGGAAGGCGGATTTTCAAAGAAATCATTCCTCTCATGGGCTGATAAGAAGTGCCTTATTCAGACACAAAGCGGGCAACAGACCAAGGTTAAGAAGATTAACGGAACAAGTGCGAGATGCGTCTGGTTGAAATTGGATGAGAATATGGATTCTGACGGATTTGTAAAGGTTGAGGATGCGCAAGAAGAGCTTCCGTTTAAGTAAAAAGTTACAAGTTACACAGGTTACAAGCAAAAATCGCGCTTATATAAGAGTACTAAAAATAAGATATATATCATTAAATTCTCTCTATATAGGAAAAGCGCTTGTAACTTTGTAACCAGTCATTAAAAACGCTTAAAAACGTGTCAACCACGGTGATTTTTAAGGGTACAAAAAAATGTAACTTAAAATAAAATTTTGTAATTTTAGTAACGAATGGAGCAAATATGCACGAAAAAATAACAGATATCCAGAATTTGTTCTGGAAATCGTATAAAAATTATAAGGGTACCGGCTCAATGAGTCAATACAATGCAGATGTCGATGGGATTATTGAGAAGTACAGGGATGATCATACTATGTTGAATTTCTGCAAAAACTTGGCAATATCATGGGCGCCGGTTATTAACGAAATGAAAGAAGATGATTAAATGAATAAAAGAAAGATATATAAGCCGTACATAAAGACCATTCAACGCATGATTGAAAATGGATTTACGATCCAGAACATCTATGCAGCAATAAGCGAAGAGAGCGGAATCGATGCAAGTATTGAAACGTTCAAAAACTTTTTAAAAGACAATGATATGCTGCCTGAGTCAAAGAAGCAAGAAACTTCGGTCAAGGATATCTTTGGAAACATTGCAAATTACATGGAGTTTCACGAGGGCTGGGTGCGGACCAGTTGCCGGCTCAACAGGGCGATGTCGAATCCAAACCGGATATTAATGCGGAGGTATTTACAGTAGGTTATAAAAAATAAGCGAAAAATAGAAAGGAGCCAGCCTCCGGCCGGGGCAAGGGTATACCGGGCTTCTGAGGAAATGGAAAATTTGATTATAGATTGCTTCGCCGGAGGAGGTGGAGCGAGCGTAGGAATAGAAATGGCACTTGGAAGACAAGTAGATATTGCAATCAATCACGATCCGGATGCAATTTTGATGCACAAGACAAACCATCCGAAAACATTGCATCTCACAGAAGATATCTTCGGGGTAGATTTGAAGAAATATGTGAAAGGAAAGCGAGT